CGACACCTTAAAATCGTTGGTACAAGAAAAGAATTCAGTATTACTGTGTGCTACACAAAAAATGAAAAATTTTTTACAAATTGAACATAAATGTAAAGTCCAAACTATCAATGCGATGCAAGGTAACACTAGACACACCGTACATATCTATACACCAGACATTAGCAGCATAACTCAAGATCAGGTCAAGTACGTTTACACCGCTATGAGCCGTGCAACCCACCGCATAATCTTACATGGACCTGAATCTGACAATAAAAAATTTTTAACGATATTATCTAGTCCAATGGATAGAGCATTACAAAAATTTGGTATCAACGTACATTCTACATCGTACGTTGAAACCAAAGTGGACAAGAAACCAATCCACCAGGTGCTCACTACACCACAATGCATCATTGTGCAACAAAGTGACGTCGAATCAATATTCGATCGTGTAATGTTACCAACTAACGACAACAGCAGCAATGTCATTGCATATAAAACAGATGTCATACCTCAAGTGATCAGCAAAGAAAGATTTAAATTGTCACCCAGCATGATGAATAGCAATGACATCAGCCTCAAAGGAAGGAAATTCGCAACAAAAAATTATCTTTTACATTACCATCCCAAAGATCACACCAGATTAGTTTCAACTGTCGTCGGTAGATATGCTGATGAGAAAAGACATGTCGATTCTCAGATGATTCAACTTTACACCAAAGGCCTTGACAAGTTTATGCGTAAAGACTGGAAGAAATTCATTACACATAAGAGAGATGGAGAATCAGAAATGATGCATCTATCCGCTTATTTAACTGAATTACAGAAAAAGTACCCCAAAGATGCTGATTTCGCATTGCTTAATTCCATCATACTCGGTGAAAATGTTTTACAAACAAAAAATTTTGCTACATCCTTAGATTCAATTAATCGCAAACATAAGAACCTTAAAACATCTATTAGATACATCTTCGACGCCATGCTAGACGGCAAACCTAACAAGATCGATGATCTCGAAAAAGAATGGTATTCCTCATACCACGAATTAGTTCAGTTTCATCTTAAAAGACAACCTAAATTCGTACTTGAACATGGTTATGATACTCTGTACAAAGACGGGCAGGGTATTTCAGCATGGTCAAAACTTATGAATTGCATTTTCTCATCAACCACCAGACATTTTTCCCAATGGTTCAAACAATTAACTTTACCTGACATTCAAATCAGTTACGGAAAATCCGATGCCGAATTATCCGTCTTTTTCAACAAATACGCCGATCAACTTAACGACAAAAACTTCGTCAAATTCATGTTAGACTTCAAACAGTTCGATCGTAGTCAAGAAGAACAAGGTATAATATCATCTGGTATTATGCTCAACGCTTGCGGTTATCGCAAAGAAACGGTCGATTACTATGTAAGCAGAAGATCCGAATGGACATTAGCATCTAGATCTATGGGCGAAGGTCACGAACCACTATCTTTACTACTCAAAGGTACATGGCAACAACATTCGGGGCAACCGTTCACATTAGATGGTAACACCGTCTACAACATGGCAGCCGTTGGTATGTGCTATAAAATCAAAGGCATTGTTTGCGCTGCATTCAAAGGTGATGATTCTTTCATTCTATGTGAAAGCATAGATGAAAAACTCAAAGGTACATTAACACATGCCCAATTATGTGGATTCCAGCTTAAACCACACAAAGTAGCCATCGGTGAATACATCGCAAACATCATAACACCTGACGGGAAATTCTTCCCCGATGTGCTCAGAAGAACTAGCCGTGTTTTGAGCAAGGTCTACACTTGCGAATCTGATTGGCTCGAACAAAGAACATCCATAATCGACTGCCTCGACGTCATATTTGATGACGAACAATTATATCATGGATGCCAAATCGCATCAAAATTTTATGCCCAATTTGCCATCTATATAACAGCCCAAGAAGTTTTAACTTTGGTTAATTTCTTGTTCCAATTATCTAAATATGATGATATAGACAGTATACCTATTAAAACTTGGACCATCAAATCAATAAATTAATTTAATTTTTAATTCGCCATGCAGAATTTATGTTTGGCATTTCCTGGTTTAGGAACCTTATCACTTAATTTAATTATTACTAGAAGATTATATACCACTCAAACGCGAAAACGGCAAATCCGGTAAGCTCTTGAGCACACTGAACACTGAAGAAACTTTGGACGGATTCTATCAGACGCGGTGTGTTCTAAATCTCTCTTGTTTCGCTGTTGAATGGTAACTTTTCTTTTATTTTAAATAATTAAAGAAATACATACTAATATACTCATACCCGTAATTATATTACGAAAATTTTTTCAAAACATACAACATGTCTACTGTCGGCAAATCCTACTTCGAAGAATCTGCACTTAAAGCCAATACCGAAAATGGTAGAGATTGGCTCAGAAAAGCACTCCATCCACCTGGTGCCAAAGGTACATCCTACAACGGTTACCCAGATAAGTCTGTCATACCTGCAATTCACCAAGAGTACAGACTCGATTGGGAAAACTTCTTACCTTCTCTTGACGACCCTAAGACTATGTTACTTCTACATTGTCCAAGCTTCATCAACGTTTTATTTCACGCCGAATTCTCCCAATCTTACCCTTTGGGCAATGACAACAATTGGCAACTTGCCCAAATTAATGATCAGATTTCTCAACAATCCGTCACCGGCGAGATGGGCAAAATCCAATCTGCCTATATGTCGGAAACCCTTCAATATGATGCCACCGGTTTTAACAATTCTGGTATGATCTATTCCGCCCAGTTCTCACCATCTGTTTACACTCTTAACCTCGTCACCGTAATCCGCAGATTGCATAAACAAGGCTCTCTCGACAAGTACATGCCCGAATTAGAAAAATCTTTTGGAGCGGACATGAAAGTTGCGTACAAAGCCATAACACAAAAAGTCAAACAAACCGCAAACACTAATGATTTCGAAATGATTTATGAGAGTGATTTTTGGAACGTTGGTGTACCTCTACCAATCACCACTCAACTTGTCCAGGTCGTCCAGTTAGGTCGACCTATAACTCAACCCACTGACATTTCGATGCTTTCACCCAAGAAATACACAGCCAGGTCCACTGAAGGTGCTTTCATCGTTCACCAGACCAATGAAGATTTTAACAAATGGTGCTCAGTCCGATGTGGCACTTTTGTTAATGGTTCATCCTTCACCACTAAACCCTTGATGGTCTGCATTTACGAGACCGTTGATGATTTAGGTGTTGCATGGATCTTCCCATTTCGTGACGCTGGTGGCCTGGTTTTCGATGTCGAATGGCC